AAATCTCACTACTCTGGTTAGATAGAAATTTGGTCTCATACAGATAGGACATGTTTTTGGAATATCATCATCAGTAGTATATTCTTTAGAACAAGAACAGGAATAAATTGCCTTTCTTATTAGTTTCTTCTCCATAATTAAACCTCCTTAAAACAATATTCAAGTATAGGACACTTTATCATCTTTGCATGATTTTTTGTCAGGCACACTCTTTCAGGTAACTGCCCTGACTTCAAATCCAATATTAATTTATCCATCTCTTTTTTAAATCTATTGGTAAGTTTAACTTTAAAAATCTTTACAGGTGGCACAGTATCCTCTTTTGCAACATAAACAATAAAACCACAATCAACTCCAAGTCTTTTCTTCTTTGCCAGATAAAGATAAAACATTAACTGATATTCATGTCTATAAATAGGCTCTTTATTGAGTTTCTTAAATTCATCCGTCTTTATTGATTTAATCTCGATAATATATCTTTTATTATTTATTTCTATCATGTTGTCAGTATGCCCTTTAATCTTGAAGTCTCCAGCTTCTAATTCCATTACTGAATTATCTATTGAGTATTTTTTAAGGGCTTCATTTATTATTTCTTCTATCTTATTACCTATTCTGAATGTCATCAGGGTATTATCTGGCAGTTTTTCATCAAGTTTATGAAGTAAAAAATTATTCCTATAACCAAGTATAAAACCTCTTGAACAGGTATTATATACAGCAGAGACATTAACTACTGAAGGGTCGGGCTCTCTTGTAGTTGGTAGTTTAATACCTCTGATTATGAGATTATAAAGCTCTTTTTCAGTCATTATCTTCTTCCTCCTCTGGTGGTGGCACTTGCCCCATTTTTTCAAGATAGTTTATTCGATTTATATATCTCCTTTTCATGGAATTAAGAAACTCAAAAGCCCTCATCAAGTCCCTTATCTGTTTAACATCAGGCAGCATGTAGTCAAGGCATTTATGAATATCATCTATAAGGGTTTTACATAGAATAATTACAGCCTCAATATGTTCTCTATTTACTCTTGGTGGCCTGCCTCTTTCCTTTGGAACGAAATAGAGCAATGTGTCTGACATTCTTGTTAATAGGTTAATAAGGTCTGATTCATCTTTAACCTGCCTAACTCCCATTGAGCCTCCTTAATAATTCCCCATTAACTATCCAGAACTGGTTTGGATATTGAGTTGCATAATATCTGAATTTTGTTTTATATGCTGTATGGAAAAGCCCTTTTACCTCAAATATAAGATTATATTCAGGTATATAGAAATCTGGGATGTATAGAACTTTGCTACCATCATCAATAAGGTAAGATTCATATTCAAAAGGGATAGAGATAGAATTAAGAATATCTGCAAACTGCCTTTCCCAGTCATTTCTAAAATTATTTTCTATTACCTTTTCAAGTTTAATCATTCTGGTTACAGGCTCAAACCTATTTAGAGTAATAAATTCCTTAAAGCAACTCTTTGAACATACCTTTGGTATAAAGGTTAAAAATTCATAGAATGTAGTTATATCAATACCCCTTCCACATATAACACATTCAAATCTCATCTTCTTCTCCTGCCAGTAATGAAGATATATTTTCATCTAATAACTCAATAATATATTGAGCTATTTTATCTTTTGCCTTTGGATTTGCCTTCAGATATTGAGTTACTTCAGCAAGATTCTTAAACTCTTTCTCTGCTATCTGCCATTTGTTACTCTCTTTTTTCATAATATTTAGTTTCTTCATAAACTGTATATAGGTATTTATATCATCACAATCTCCTATATTAAATCCATTATGAGGGACTAAGCATATATCAAACTGGGCACTTCTTTTTGGATGCCCTCCTACTTTATTCTTCTCTACATTAATCTGATAGGTAAGCATTACTGGAACTCCATTTATTATCTTATAATCCTTTGCATAGAAGCGAATATCCATAGATACTATTGCATCTTGCATTTTGCCAGCAGGCTTTACTATCTGGTTAGGGCGACCATAACCATCAATCTTCATTCTTATCTGATTAATCAGGATTGTAGTAATGTGTTTACCAGATTTATTATTCTTTGCCACAAATGGTAGTAGTTTCCTGAACATACTGCTTACAAGCCTTGCCTGTGAAGCCACCTGCATTGACATAGCATCACTATCAACCTCTTTGGTAGGAATTATAGTGGCAAGGCTATCAACTATAATAAACCCTACTTCATCAGGATTCTTAAATAGTTCAACAAGTAAATCTACACCAAGCTCTCCATACTCAGGATGAGTAACCAGTAATCTATTAGTATCTTTTACAAAATGGGAACTCCATTTAGGGTCAAATGTGTTTTCAAAATCAATATATATTGCCTTTCTGGAGTCTGTCTCAAGAAAATTATTTGTAATCTTCAGAGCAAGGGTGCTTTTGCCAGTTGATTTATCACCATGAAATTCTATAAACCTGCCTATTGGTATGCCTCCACCAGTAACTATATCAAAGGCAAGGATGCCACTTCTTAATCTTTTAATAGGGGGCACTTCATGAGCAACATAGTATTGATATTTTGATAATATCTTTTCTAAGGACATTTTATCTCCCTGTCATCTCCTTAATTTTTTTCTTCAACATGCCCTCTACCTTTTTGGAAATGATTTCAAAAGTCTTCTCCACTTCCTTCATTTCAGGCTTACATGGATAGGTAAGCCCCACCTGAATCCTCAAACTCTCAAAATCACCCATATTAAGGGTGCTACCAAGAGATACTGAAATCTCTGCCCATTTTTCATCTTTCATATAACCTCCTTATGCTTTCCTCAAATCTTTGAAACATACCATACCTCAAAGCCCTTCTGTTTATCCTTTCACGATAGAGCTTATCAAGCTTATATTTTCTATGTCTATGAATCCTTATTCTCTGAGCATGTTTTCTATAATATTTACTGTAATCAAACATAGACAATATCCTTTGTAAGTTTCTTATAGAATTTTAGTCTTTTGTCAAACCATCTCCCCATCAGGTGAGAGGCCTCATCAACAATATCTATAACAATAGGCGTTCTATCTTTTGCCCTTGTAACCCTTCCAACTGCCTGAATTACATCTGTTCTTGGCATTGCCAGAACAACACAACTTAAAGAAGGAATATCAAGACCCAATCCAGCAGAGCCATAAGTGCCAACTATAACCCTTCTGTCAATCTCTTTTATAGTTGATGTAAGTCTCCCTACATCAGATGGTTTAATACCAAGCCCTAACAATTTTGATATAATCTTCTCTATATGATTGAGCCTTTCTGTAAGAACAAGTATATTATGATTATTCTTATAAGCGATAGAGACATATTTTGCTATTGTCCGATTTCTGTTTTCAACAGTCGCAAGCCTGTTAAAGTATCTTCCTATATTCAATTTCCCATTCCATACAAAGCCCCCATGATATGTTGCTGGGTCATAATATTTAACAATTACTACTTTAGGGACTGCATCCACCTTCTTATGTAATACAGCAATCTCTCCAATATGATAGAAAAACACATTCTCCATGCCATCTTTTCTTCTTGGAGTTGCCGACAGTCCTATATTAATCTTGCTATAAAACCTGCCAGCTACTGTATTAAAATGAAGTGTAGAGATAGTATGAACCTCATCATAGATAACAGTGCCAAATTCTTTTTCCAGATTCTTAAATCTATCTTTACATATTGTATGAAGCATGGCTACTGTAAATGGATAATCACAATCACATATAGAACCTCTGACAATGCCCACTTCTTTACAGTTAGTAAAGGTCTGTATTCTTTCTACCCATTGATGGAATATCCTGTCAGTAGGCACAATCACCAGAGTCTTTAGATTAAAATGACAGGCAAGCCATATTCCCATGACAGTCTTTCCTACCCCTGTTCCAGCAGATAATATACCACCACAGGGATTTTCATTTTCTATATACTCAATGAAATTATTAACCATATCCTTCTGAACAGGCTTCAATTCTATCTTGTTTTTAACATTCATAGCCTGCCAGTCAATAGGGTCAACAGGTTTCCTGACTATACCTCTTGGAATATATAACATATTATTATTTTCAGTCTTTCTGTAAAGAGGCATATTATAATCGAGCTTTGTATTCTGGATAGTAAGTTTCTGTTTAAGAATGTCTGGCACTGATGTCTCCACCAGTGCCATCGACCCAACAGATATAACCTTATCCCAATATCTTATGGAGTTTCTCATCTTCCACATCCTCATCTACTTCTGCACCAACTACCTTAATACCAAATCCCATAGCCTTTAATTCTTCTTCAGTAGGTGGGGTTGTTATTTTTCCATAGTCAATGGGCTTGTTGGCATCCTTACCAAACTTTGTAAGGTCAACCCTCTTTTTTGAAACCAAATCAAAAAAGTCTCCACAGTTAGGGGATTTATCTGAATATCTCTTAACCTTGAAGGCAAGCCCTACCAGTGAACCATATTTCTTTTTCATATCGGCAAGAATATTGATGGCTGAGCCTTTAGCGGGGAATAGAACTTTCCTATTTGCTTCCTTTATGCCATCTCTCCTCACTATTGTTCTTGTATCTATGACAGTATAATAGGCAATTACAGTTGGTTTCTTGCCAGTATTACAGATAGGGCATGGTGAAAAGTCTCTTATACAGGTTATGTTTGACCAGTTACCATCAACCGATAATATATGTGTTTTAACATAGAATCCTGTATCATCAACAAATACTACTACAGCCTCATCATCACCCTTCAACCAGAATCTACCAGCCGCCCTCTCTCTTTTAAGTTGTGCAATATGGTCAAGTTTCTTCTTCTCCTCAAGACCTTCATCTCCAAGCTTAAACCATGTAGGTTTCTTTTCTGTTGTCTTTTTTACTGCCATGTTTCCTCCTCAAATTCTTTTTTAATGTTCTCAAGAAATTTGAAAGTAAAGTCATAACACTCATCACAATTAGCAATATGCTTTACAAACTTATCGTAATGAATGTTACCTTTACTATCTTCTATACCAAGTTCAATAGGGTCTCTATTACATACTAATTTCATTCCTCACCCCCTTCATTATCTTCCTCATCATAAGGCAGGCAAAGCCTGCAATCCTCAACACAATCAATTCTTCCACAAAAACCAGTCAACATATTTTCCTCCTTTCAATTAAATTATACCATATTTCATTCGTTTTTGTCAACAGGTTTCATGCTGGTCAATGCCTTCATTAATTTTCCATACCTGACAACATCAGCAGGGTCTTTGTATCCTGAGTAGTCTGTTATTACATATAGCTCATTAAATAGTTTG